CTCATTTTTTAATGCATCTTTTAATTTTATTTCCCACTCTTTTCCACAACGTTCAAATCCACTACTGCAATCATATTTTATCTTTATTTTTTGACTTGGCAAAATGCCTTCTTGACTTTGCAAATACATAATATTTCCTTTTTATTGAACATTGTAGCTTAGCATACCTTAGTTAGTAAGTCAAGCGTTGATTTTTGTTTAAATAAAAAAAACGCCCCCATTTCTGAGGACGTTTTTGTTTCAAAAAATCTTACGCTTGCTTTACTTTTGTATGGTAAAAATCATATAACAAAATTAGCAATCGTGACTCTCGCGTAGAATTTGGCACCTTCTCTAAGCAATTTCTTGCCATAGCGCGTCAAAATTCCTTTGCGTGGGCAAAAGGATTCTGGGTCCAAGACTACTGGGGTTTGTGTTAGCGGCACGTATGGGCAGTAGAAGTATCCACTATCCATGTAAGAGTCGCCCTTGTAACCCATTAGCAATTGTCCGGTTGGGAACAATGGATCTTTGTACAATCTCCAACGGTTGTTGATAGTACCGACGTACTGGATACCCAAGCTGGAAGTGAAAGTTTCACTTGAAGCAGGAGCAAAACCTGCGGTTGCTGTTTCGAAGATCGAAGCAACTTCAGGAGAAGTTACGATCCAGTTACAACCACCACGTAGAGTCTTACGGTGTACGACGTTTGAAACTTCTACGATTTTCACGTAAAGAGCTTCATACTTTTCTTTGATTGTGTCACCCAAAGCGGTGTTGAAGTCCCATGTCGCCACGGTTCCAGCATTGTTACGCAAGTCAGTCAAGACTTCACGGTCGATTTCAAGGTTGATTTCCTGCGCGAGTACGGCAGTCAATTCAGCTTCGGCATCGAGGTTGTGCTGTGAACGAAGGTCTTGTTGAGCTTCGTATGACCAAACAGCCTTTAGCTTACGAGTCTTGGCTGCAATCTCTTCACTTTCAACAACTAGGTTGATTTCAGGAAGGTCTTGCTGACATTCAAGATTGTATTCGTAAGACACGACAACATGGTTTGCAGTTGGATCACCATCGGTGTCCCAAGTCAAAGTCATTTCGCCAGTGTTGACATCAAGAGTACCGCTAACAGCCTGAATGGTTGGGGCACCGATGTCGGTAAAGGTGTAGGTTCCATCGCTGGCGACTACGAAAGTCTGAACAGCAGTAGCACCACGGAACAAAGTTCCAGTCATTGTTCCAGCCAAAACTGGAGTATGCTCTAGGGGAGCAAACACAGAAACGTGACCAGAAGCGGTTCCACCAGCATCAGTGCTGCTGGTTTCGTTCTGTACGAACTGATGACTGTAGAAAATGTCCAAGTTAGCGTCACCACTTGCAAGTTGCTGCAAGGAGTTAGCGTCATCACCTGGGAATCCAGCATTGTTATCTGCACCACGGATGGCACCCTTGTTGCTGGAGTAGCGGAAACGCAAGTAGTAGACCAAGCCAGTTGGGCCAAGTAGTGGCTGAACTGATACGATCTTGTTTGCGATCAACTGGGGATAAATTCTGCGAACCAACGGGATGCTGATTCTCTTAAATTGAGCAACGTCTCCAGTATCGGTGGAAACCTCGTTCATTAAACGCTGATTTTCTAGAAGAACAGAAGCCGTCTTGCGAACATATGTGTTGTCAATGCCCTCAAGAAGATTCGTCTTCGCCCAGCGCTTCTCTAGTTCCTTTGCTTCGTTTAGGAACGCGGAGTTAGCACTCATCATAATAATATACCTCTATGAATCTAATTTAGTTTTCTTTTTTAAGACCAGAAAGTACGGCGAGTTGATCTAGATCAATTCCTCCAACACTTTCTACGATAGTGTCTTCGTTCTGGTCGGCATTATCTGAAGTGGCTTCATTGTGTTCGGCAATAACTTCTACCGGACCATTGTGTCCACTACCTTTTCCTTCTATGTCCTTAGCTTTCTGTATTCTTTCTTTTTGCTCAAGAACAACTGACTCTTGGTTGTCATTAGCTTCAGCCAACAACTTTGAACCAACAGCAACAGCTTCCGTAAGCTCTTTTCTTTCTCTGTCTAGTCTGACAACTTTGGATTCAAGAATTTTCTTGTGTCCTTTTAGTTCTTCAACAATCTTGTTTGCATTATCTAGCTTAGCGCTAGTTGCCAAGACTGCTTCTTCTTCAGACAAGTAACCTGAAGTCAAGTCTACGATTTTATCAAGCACGACTTTGTGTTCAGCCATACGTGGGTCGCTTAGCACATCTCGCTTAGCGTTCTCGTAAATTTCCTGACCTTTGTAGTGTAGAAATTGGTCTACTTTGTCAACGATGTAGCCTTTCATTTCGCCAAGCTTTTCTTCGTATTCTTCGTAAACACCAACTTCAAGATTTTCATTTTTGCCACGCTCATCAACAAGCATATCGTATGCTTCTTGGTAGCCTTCTTTAAGAGCGGCCTCGTATTCCTCTCGCTGCATTTCAAGGCGATTACGCAAATCATTGATGATTCCGTAAGCTTCTTCATAGCCCTGAACCGCGACAGATTCGGCGTCTTTTAGCTCTTTGGAAAGCTGAGCGTAAGCTTCTTCTAGCTTATCGTTGTACTCTTTGTTAAGCTCCTCTTTTGATTCATCAATCATGTCAGTAACAGCTTCGGAAACTTCACTCACTTGATCTTCAGGAAGCAACTTTGTAAGAGCCTCAATGATTTTGTCCATTAACCTAACCTCGCTTTTGCTTCTTTGGTATGTTCTTTAATTATTCCGCCTAGTAAAGCCTTAACTACATCTTTGTTAATATCTATGCGCGTGGCTTCATTTTTGGGCGACTCAACTGTGATATTTTGCGAAGCAATACTCTCTTGCTTGCCTTTTACCACCTTTTCTTGGAAAGCAGCAAACGTACTTGGGTCTGCTACAGCATCGAAAGTTATCAACTTATAACTTTCTCCAATAACGAAAACTCCACTTTCATTTGAAGTTCCGTTTCCTACGCCTCTGCTGCTCATGCCAATACGGACACCGCTTTCCATGAGGCTTTTCAAAACCTTTCCATGAGGGGTATTAAGGATTTCTCCTTCACCCATCAAGACTTTGTTTTCCCACCATAACTTAGTAATTAAGTGAGAAGCTTTTTCAAAGTGGATGATGGAATCTGACGGATGATCTAACTCACCAATCAAACCCCTTGCATCAACCACTTCATTCAACCTTGAAACATTGCTGTTAAGCACGTCAAAAGGATACATTCTTTTGTTTTTGTTAACTGCGTCTGCCTCTTGCAATTTTCCACGGAACTTTGAGTTTCCGTTGGAACTATTACTTTCAATAAGTTCATATTGAAAGTCAGTTCCACTGGCACAACAGTCAACGAGTAGCATTGAGCTTTCACCAACGCCATATTCTAGCAAGTGATTCATGCTACTCCTTATTGATCAATAACTAAGTTGTCGGACTTCATTCTCCATCCATCTGCACCCGGTGCTGAAGGACTGTATGGGTTTTGAAGTTCTGGCCAAGTGTTGCCAGACTTGTAAACAAGTCCGTCTTGAGACTTGTCAACTCCAGGCTCTCCCTTCATGGTGAAATCTCCACCTGCTGGGATGTATGGATTGCTGATTCCTGGGTCTGTGTTGTCGCCAACATTTCCCCATGATCTATTTCTCATTTGGTCAGCAAGACCATTTTTGTAACTCTTGCCATCGCTTACAGGAGCAGAATCTCCCCAGTCGCCAGAGAAGTCGCCCTTAGGAGAGTATCCTTGAGAAGCTTTCTTAGCCATATCTGGGTGGTCGCCACTTACTGTCATATGAGGCTTATTGCTCACATTCCAGTCGCTACTTCCCAAGTTGGTTTCTAGCAAGTCATAAAGCCAATCGCTTACTTCTTCAGCAAGCTCAATATCAGGATTTATTTGTTGTGAAACAACTGCACCAAGTTCTCTTAGATGATCTTCGGCTTCCTCTGCAACAAAATCGTTTCGTTGACTTACTGCTTCTTCGTGTACGTCACGAACTGCATTATAAAGGTCAACAAAGACCTGCATTTCGTTAGAAGCGTTTTCGTCAAGGGTCGGATAAAAACCATCTACCAAACCACGGAATTGTTCGTAAGCGTCTTGATTTTCTTCTGACTTAAGAGTAGTCCCAGACAACTTTGTGATTGTGTCAACTTTTTCGGTATAAGCTTCGTGAGCTTTTCTGAGGATTCCCTCAGCCATGAAGTTGCACATGTCGTCGTCATAATTTTTAGCACCAGTCGTGTGAAGTGCTTCACCGATGATGTTGGACAACTCATTTTGAGTTAAGTAAAGAACGTTTGCCCATTGTGCCACGATTGTGTCAATGGATTCTTCGATTGCGTCCATGTCGGAAATTGCATTACTTCTCTTTAGATCGGCAACTGCTTTGCAGAAGTTGTTGTCTTCAGATAGGTTTTTGCCAGCACTGCGATGTCTTTTAACTTTGTGATCCAAAGTTTTCCAGTTGAAGCTAAGAATTCTAGCTTCGTTTCTTACTTTGTAAGTAGGAATTTTCAACGCTTCGACATTACTGCTTTCATCAAGTCTTGATTGAACAATGTCCAATACAGGTCCAAACTCGCGATAGTTGATGTAATCTGTAACGCTTTCACACAGGTTCAAACATTCGCTGACCATCTTTTTCTTCTTTGGCTTGTCCCAACGCAAGATAGCTCTTGCTCTCTTGTTTCCGCCAAGACTGCCCTTAACTCTGTCTCTTGCACGCTTTGCAGCAGCTTTTTGACCTGGGCTTCTTTTTGCCAAAGACTTCTTTCTGCCTCTTGTTCTGGCATTAATCAATGAAGTAGATTGCTTCTTGCCGAAAAGCTTGCTTCGACCTCCTGTTGGATTGGACTTTACGACCTTAAAGCCTTCGTTGAAAGATCTTTCAACGAAAGGTAGGTTGATGTATTCAGCAAACGCTTCGCTTGCTTCTTCATCCTTTCCGTCTAATATCATTTCAACCATTTTAGCAAGTGCTTGTCTTGCCTCTTGTTTTTCTGATTCTTCATCAATTACAAGTTCTTCGATATTCTCAAGCAAAATGCTATCGTTGTCGATTTTGTAATTTGCGTGTATGAAGTTACCATCTCTTGTTTCGTAAATGACTTCTTCACGAGTGAAACTGTGCAGACCAGAAATGTCCTGATCTAGGGCGGAACTTACAATATCTTCGGCTAAGGCCAATTCTGCCTCTGCTGATGATAAGGAGTCCTCTTCCATGCGCTTCAGCACGTCAAAATTTATAAGCGTTCTTTTCATAGCTTTTTAACTCCTCGCCGGATTGTTTTCAATATATTAAAGCAACTGTGTTTTAATTTGTGCGTGTTTTTATGAATATTAATTTAATACCAAAACTTTCGCTACATATATAGTATGCATGTAAGCCCAAAAACGAACGGAAATACTATGAAATCCTTTACGCAATACGTTGTCTCAATGGACTGTTTATATGAAAATGACGAGTTCCAGAACAATGATCAGAGAATAGAGACAGCGAATGAAAATTCAGATTGTCTCAATAGTGTTATAGAATTGGCGGTCAAAAAGGGATATAAAAACAAGACTGTTGACTTTCTTAAAAGCCTTGGAGATGAGGAAATAAATAGGGAATTAGAAGATTCTGAGAAGGGATTAGGCGATGTCTCTGGAGCAAACAACAAAGAAAACGGACCACCCGATGATGAGATAGTACCATCTTCGGTTGACAATGCTGGGGATCAAGGAGATGGCGGAGGAGAAGGAGAATAAAATGTTTTCCCTTGAGCTTAATTTTAAACAATTTTTAATAGAATCTCAGGCTATTTCGCAACTTCTTAAAACATCTAAACAGTGGCCAGTTGCAGGAGTTAAGGTTCTTAGGAAGGAATATAGGAACAACTTAATGGCAGCATACCCTGCTCTAAAGCAGCCAGCAGCCATAAAACAGCTTGATAAACTTGTAAATTATTACGTGTATTGGTCTTTGCACTATTTTTCTTTAAATAATAATGAATTTTTACAGTCTCTTCAACAAGAGAAAGACCCCTCCAAGATAGAAGAGATGTTTCGAGCTATCTCTGCTGTAGGCTACAATAGTGCAAGGCGTTGGATGGAAGAAAGTGGGGACTATCTTATTAACGCAATCAATACAGGGAACGCTGCGGCACTATCAAAATTAAACGACCCATCATACGCCCCAGAAATGCTGAGTGCTGATTCCAAGCATTGGCACGAATTGTTGGCGTCCAAAAAAAGAATTCCCGGCGGTGAAGGGAATACAATCATAAACCTCGATAAAGTCCCCGGCTTCAAAGGTTGGAAATGGCTGTCTTTAGGTAGAGGCTCTTGCAGATATGAAGCTGACGCAGGAGGTCATTGCGGAAATGCTGGCGAAAGAGAAGGAGATAACATACTTTCTTTGAGGGATGAAGGAAATAGAGTTCATTTGACCTTTATTGTGAATAATAAAGTCCTTGGAGAGATGAAAGGGCATGGAAACCACAAGCCATCACCCCAATTTCACCCAGCGATTGTTCCATTGTTAATGTCGAAATATGTGGAATCTATTAAAGGTGGAGGATATATGCCAGAGGCTAATTTTGGAATGAATGATTTAGATGAAGTCATTAGAAACAAAATTATTAAAGCAAAGCCTTATATGGATCAGCCTTTTGATTATTTGATGGGATCTTCAAAAAATGATGAAGATCTTATGGGCAGGATACAAAATCTGTTCCCAGGCACATCTATGGAAAACGTTAGGACTGTAGGAAAAGAAAGATTTGTTGTGCTTGATAGTTGGTCGGATTGGGA